GTCATATTCACTTAGAAAAATATGTGGTAAACTTGGTGATTATATCTGTAATGATGATTGTGAATCATTGGGAAAGTGGAATAGTTATCATGGCATTAATCACATAGATACAAACTCTTATTGCCTTAGAACACATATTGCAGTAAGATTGGCTTCTGTTTGGCATGGTGGTTGGGGACAAGATAGAGTATTCTATTCTGCTCTTGTTCAGAACGTTGACAACTATGGATGTACTGGTCAATATACAGTTAATTACAGAGTGGATGGTAATGCTGGTTCTGTTAACGCTGAATTTTTTCAAAATGGTAACAAAATAATGAATGAAAAATATAATGGAGTTTTCCCATGGCGATCCGTGTCTTAATAGTTGGTGATAATAGTTTTGTTGGTCGTAATTTTTATAACAGCATTTCTTTAGAACATGATACTGTTATAGCTAACATCACGCCTTATAGTCAATTACATCACATCGATTTGAAAAGATATGATGTGGTTATTAATTGTGCTATTGCATACGAATACAAAACTCAAAATTATAATGAAGCTTACGACTTAGATTGGCTTGTTGGAATAAGAGCATCAGAAGCTGGTTGTCATTATATCATGTTGAGTACTAGAAAGGTTTATGGTAATTCATTTGAATTAGCAAGATATAGTGAAAGACATCCATTGAATCCTTTTGACCGTTATAGTGAAAACAAAGAACTTACAGAAAGATTTTTAACCAGAGATATAGAGAATTTAACAATCCTTAGAGGATCAAACATCTATGGTTTTGAATTAGGTAGAAGTTCATTTGTTGGTTACTGTATGACACAATTAAAAGCAACTGGTGCCATCAAATATGATATAGAAAAAAGTATCAAACGAGACTTCATAAGTATAGAACGAGTTTGTGAATTGTTGAAAAAGGTTTGTGAAATACAACCAAAAGGAATATACAACCTCAGTTCCGATTTTGGATTGGAAATATCCGAGATAGCAAGAGGTCTCATACTTGGCTATGGACATGGTAATTTTATTGAAGTTGACCGAAGAAACAGAGAACAGTTTATATTAGACAATACAAAATTGGAAGATGCCTGTGGTGTGAAAATTAAAGTTTCAAATTACAGTAATGATTTTTATAATATGGGAAGAAAATTATGGATGATATGATAATTTCAGCCATCTCAATGTATGACTTTGACAAGATTAAACCTTGGGTCAATTCATTAGAGAAAAGCGGATATACTGGCCGAAAAGGCATGATTGTATTCAATGTCTTAGATGATACAATTAAAAAACTACAAGACCACGGCTTTGAGATTTTCTTAGTAAGTGAGAAACGTAATGAAGAAAATAATGGATTTCATTTTATGGACGGATTTGGTTATCAAGTGCCAACTCTTAGACATTTTTTCTATTGGCATTTCCTAAGAAACTTAAAAGACATTCGTTATGTTATCTCCACCGATGTAGACATCATCTTTCAATCAGATCCATCAAAGTGGTTGGAGAAGAACATGGGTGATAAAAAAATCAACTATGGTTGTGAGTCATTAAAATATAAAGATGAGGCTTGGGGCTTTGATAACATCAAACAATGTTTTGGTCCTGCTGTACAAGATTATATGAGTGAGACACCAATTTACAATGCTGGCTCTATGGCAGCTGAATTCAAAACATTTGTGGATTTCTCTCTTAATGCAGCTTTGATTATTCAAGGCAATCAAAATCCTGTACCAGACCAAGCAGCCGTTAATGTAATGCTTTCATTGGAACCATATAAATCAATGACGAGATTTAATAATCATGATGCAAATTGGGCTTGTCAATGTGGTACAACTGTAGATCCAAGTAAGATTGATGGCTTCAGGCCGAATCTATTAAGTAAAGAACCCGTCTTTGAAGATGGTTACGTTTATAATAGTTTTGGTGAAAAATATGTAATCGTTCATCAATACAATAGAGTACCTGAATGGAAAAAAATCTTGGAGGCTAAGTATTCATAATGTCACATCCTGCTCAACACGATTACATTAGATATGTAAAAAATAAATTTCCTGACCAATTCTCCAACAAACAAGTTGTTGAAGTTGGTAGTCTAAACATCAACGGAACAGTTAGAATCTTTTTTGATAATTGTCATTATGTTGGCCTTGATGTGGCTGAAGGAAAAGATGTTGATGTGGTTTGTGAAGGCCAAAAGTTTGATGCACCTAGTGGAAGTTTTGATGTGGCCATTTCATGTGAATGTTTTGAACATAATCCAGAATGGGTGGCCACCTTTAATAACATGTATAGATTGGTTAGACCAGGTGGTATGATTATTATGACCTGTGCAACAACAGGTCGTGCTGAACATGGAACAACTAGAAGTACACCACAAGATTCTCCGTTAACGATTGGCCTTGGATGGGACTATTATAAAAATCTAACAGAGAAAGACTTTAGAGAACATTTCAATATTGAATCAATGTTTAGAAACTTTGAATTTTTAAGTCAACATACAGACTTATACTTTTATGGAATAAAATGAGTGATATAACAATTGTAACAGCTTTCTATGACATTGGTCGTGGAAACTTACCAAAAACTAAATTTGGCCGAGAACTTCCTTTTTACCAACACAGGTCGGTAGATAAGTATTTTGAATTTTTTAAGAATTTGGCCAAAGTTAAAAATCATATGGTGATTTATACATCACCTGAATTCGCTGAAAGAGTGTATGATATTCGAAATTCTTATGGACTAAGTGACAAAACAAATATTGTTGTCATGGAGTCTTATATGCCAAAAGGATTAGAATCATATAAAGAGAAGATAGAAAAAGTGATGGAGTCGGAAGATTACATCAAAAAAATACAAAGACCAGAATTGATTGAATACTGGCATGCTGATTATGTTCTAGTCAACATATTCAAATCACTTTATGTAAATCATGCTATTGAAAGTGGTTATGTAAAAACTGATGTAACTGCTTGGATTGATTTTGGTTATTGTAGAGATGCCAATAGAATACCGGAACATGGTCATTGGACTTATGATTTCAATCCAGAAAAAATACACTTTTTCAACATTAGGGAAATAGAACCAGAAAGACCTATTGATTCTATCATATCAACTGGTGATGTTTATATCATGGGTTGTCATATGGTTGCTGGTACTAAGATGTGGCCAAGAGTAAGAGAATTAGTCTTTGGTAATTTAGAGGTGTTATTTAAACACAATCTAAGTGATGATGACCAAACATTGTTGTTAATGTCTTACCTAACTAGACCTGATGAGTTTGAACTACGATATGTAGATCCATCTGATTGGTTTATTATATTTAAGGATTATAATGATTACAGTAATCTCTCCGAGAATCCATAACTTAGGTGACTTTGCTCATTGTTTGCCTGTTTTATCTGCTATATACAAGTATACTGGACATAAAATCTGGTTTGTTCTTTGTGACAGATTACAAAGATTCAAAGGACTTAAAGAACTATTGATGGCTCAAGGTTTCTTTGAGAAGGTTACCTTTCTGCATGAAGGTGATTTTGATTTTACAACTGCGGTTGTTATAGATGATACTGGTTCAGATGAAGGTTATGGAGAAAGACCAGTTATTCAGCAAAGATATCTTAATTATTTCAATCACCAATATAGAACACAAATTCAACCTGATGATGACTTTGAATTGGTTGTTCCTAGGTTTGATATTAGTTACCATGAAAAAAAATTGATTGTAGGAGACCGATGGTCACCTAAGGATGCACCTGATGTGGATACCAGAAGGAACTTTAATGTAATCCAAGGATCTGATGTATTAAAGCACAATACCGTAAAATATCTTGACTACACACAAGATTTGGTGTATAATTGTTCTTTAATCAAATACAATCCAAATCATTTTATTACCACAATTACGGGTATTGCCATTCTGGCAGACTTAATGAAAAAAGATTTCTATTTGTTATGGGACGATGACATGAAAATATGGCAAGGTAGTTCCATAGAAAATGAATTCAATTTACATTATTACAAAAACCGTGGTGCAAAATTAACTTATATTAAAACATTCACATATGAAAATTAAGTTGTTTAGTCATGCTGTTTGTTTGAACCCAAATGAAAATTTAATTGGTTTAGAACAGGCTGAACTGTTGGAGAATACTGGCTTACTTGATGCAGCCGAAATTAATATGATGTTGCATTATGATGAACAAGAATTCCGATGGTTGAAAAAAAGATGGTCTTGGAACAACAATATTAATTACCATCAGTTTGGTGAGGAGTATAGAGAATGGCAAGAAGGTACAACCATCCTGCATATACAAGAATTAGTACATTCTACCGATGAAGAATTCTATGTCTGTTACATACACCATAAAGGTGTAAAAAGTCAAACAACCACTTGGCGAAAGTACATGGAATACTGGAACATAGAAAAGTGGAAAGAATGTGTGACTAAACTAGATGAAGGTTATGATACCTGTGGTGCCTCATTCTTAGACAATCCACCACATCCTTTTTATGCTGGTAACTTCTTTTGGGCTCGTGCATCTTATCTGAGAAAATGTAAAAAGTTAAAATCACCAGTTGACAATAACTTCCAACCACAATTTTCTGGCCAACCTCATCACAGATATGATTATGAGTGTTGGCATGGTAGTGGCAACCCTAATGCCTATGATATGCATCCAGGTCCAGAAAATCGTTGGTATTGGCCAGCCTATATGTACCGAAATTGAAAAAACTGATACTATGTATCGAACCGAATAATTTCAAATTTATTACCAGTAAGTTTGAAACTTATATAAATAACCCTACGGACAACCAAAGTGTGTTGTATTTCTAGGAAAAATCAATGATATCTTTTACATCCTTTTTGACAGAAGAGGCTGCCTCCGAAGGCGGCCAGCTTAAACATATTCACCATGCCGAGGATAGACCGTTAATGCACGGCCATGCTGGATTTGAACATGCTTACGGTGCCTTACATCAGGCTCATGAACATATCAAATCTGGTTCTAAAAGCAGTAATCTCACAATGAAATATGATGGTTCTCCATCCATTGTTTTTGGTCACCATCCACATACTGGTAAATTCTTTGTTGCTTCCAAGTCTGCCTTCAATAAGAATCCAAAGATTAATTATTCGGAAAAAGACATTGATAAGAATCATGGCCATGCACCAGGTTTAGTTAAGACACTCAAACACGCTCTGAAACATCTACCAAAAGTAACACCAAAACAAGGTGTTTATCAAGGTGATGTGATGCATCATGAAGGTACAAAGACATTAAAAGAACAACATCTGTTTGAAGCTGCAAAAAACAAAGTTTCTTTTACACCAAATACAATTACATATACAGCTCATGGTGATGAAGCTAAGAAGGCTAAAAAATCCAAATTTGGTGTCGTAGTTCACCAAAAGTATAGTGATGATATGAAAAATGCTTCGCCTCATGTTGACCACAAGAATTTCAAAGAACATCCAGATGTACACATTCATGGTGCAGAACATGATACATCCATGGTACATCATAGTCCTGAGAATGAGCATGAGTTTAATAAACACATGAAGGCAGCCAAAGATATACATGATACACATGGCCACAAAATGTACAATGCCGTTCATCATGCTCATGGTGGAGAAACAGGTCACTTGTCTACTTACATCAACCATACAGTAAGACACGATGAGGTGCCTAATGTAAAAGGTTTCAAAGAACATTTACACCGTGAACATGAAAAACAGGCAGCCAAAGTAAAAACAGATAAATCAAAAGTTGAAAAACGTGCTGAAGGAGCTAGACAAATTGCTCATGTGGAGAAAAATAAAGAACATTATGGTAACCTATTCTCAATGCACCATCATTTGCACCAAGCCAAAAATGCTTTAGTGAAGTCTTTAGAAACACATGAAGGTAGATATGAACACCACATTGAAGGTAAAAAATCTAAACCAGAAGGTTTTGTGATTAATCATAAACC